TGCTGTGGCTCTAGGAGCTGATGTATCACACATCGACTATTCTGAAGACCTTGATGTTATGGTTGCAGAAGAAGCTACCTTGTCTGAAGGATTCCGTGAAAAAGCTGGCCTCATTTTTGAAGCTGCTTTGAAATCCAAAGTCGGTGTAGAAGTTGAACGTCTCGAAGGTGAATACGCACAAAATCTAGAAGAAGAAGTAACTTCTTTAAAGTCTGATCTCGTAGAAAAAGTAGATTCCTACCTTTCTTACGTTGTTGAAGGCTGGATGGAAGAAAACAAACTTGCTGTTGAGACTGGCCTTCGTGCTGAGATTGCAGAAGAGTTTATGGCTTCTTTACAAGGTGTATTCAAAGAGCATTATATTGAAGTGCCTGAAGGTAAGGTTGACATGTTCGACGAATTAGCCGAACAAGTTTCTGAACTTGAAGAACAACTCAATAAAACCACTGAAGATAATATTGCACTTCACGAATCAGTACAGGCTTTTGCCCGTTCCGAAGTCGTTCGCAATCAATCTTCTGACTTGGCATCAACCGAAGCAGAGAAACTTGCTTCTTTGGTAGAAGATCTTGATTTTACTGATATTGAATCTTTCGAAATGAAAGTGAAAACTATCAAAGAATCATACTTCTCTAAAGAATCAGTAGAAACTGTTTCAGAAGAAGTTGAGTTAATCGGATCAGAGCATTCGCATGAAGCGCCTGCACCAACTGATTCAATGGCTAGATACATGCAAGCAATTGCGAAATCTAACAAGTAAATAATAAACATTACAAACCATAGAGGAATTTAAAATGTTTGATCAAGATAAAAATTTAATCGAGAAATGGGCTCCAGTTCTGGAACACAGTGCTGCTCCCGCCATCACCGATAACTACAAGAAAGCCGTAACTGCTCGCTTGCTAGAAAACCAAGAAATGGCTATGAAGGAAGAGCATGCTCACCAAAACTTCGGCCTGAACGAAACTGCTGCTAACCAAACTGGTGCAAACGTTGCTGGTTTTGACCCCGTACTGATCTCTTTGGTACGTCGTGCAATGCCTAACCTGATTGCTTATGACATTGCTGGTGTTCAGCCTATGACTGGTCCTACTGGTCTGATCTTCGCTATGAAGAGCAAGTATAGCACTCAAGGTGGTACTGAAGCATTGTTCAACGAAGCTGATTCTACTTTCTCTGGTACTGGTACTCAGGAAGCTGATCCTTCTGGTCTGTTGGGCGTAGTTGATAGTGATACCGATGGTACTCTGTCTGACGAAACTAACGTTTCTACTTTTGGTGCTGGTATTACTACTGCTGCTGCTGAAGCACTTGGTAACACTGGTGACGCATTTGGTGAAATGGCATTCAGCATTGAGAAATCAACTGTTACTGCTAAATCACGTGCTCTGAAAGCTGAGTACACCATGGAATTGGCACAAGATCTTAAAGCTGTTCACGGTCTTGACGCTGAGTCAGAACTTGCTAACATCCTTTCATCTGAGATCCTTGCGGAAATCAACCGTGAAGTTGTTCGTACTGTTCTTACTAAAGCTAAGCTTGGTGCACAACAGTCTAACGTTGCTCTTAAAGGTGCTTTCGATCTGTCTACTGACTCTGACGGCCGCTGGATGGCTGAGAAGTTCAAGGGTCTGGTAATGCAAATCGAGCGTGAAGCTAACATCATTGCTAAAGAAACTCGTCGCGGTAAAGGTAACTACGTTATCGTTTCTTCTGACGTTGCTTCTGCTTTGGCTGCTGCTGGTATGCTTGACTATGCTCCTGCTCTGGCAACTGCTTTGAACGTTGATGATACTGGTAATACTTTTGCTGGTGTTCTTAACGGTCGTATCAAAGTATATGTCGACCCATATGCTGCTGCTGATTACGTTTGTGTTGGTTACCGTGGTGCTAACCCATATGACGCTGGTTTATTCTACTGCCCATATGTTCCATTAACTATGCATAAAGCAATTGGTGAAGAAGACTTCCAGCCACGTATCGGCTTCAAAACCCGTTACGGTATGGTTGCTAACCCATTCGTTGCTGCTGACGGTGTTGGTACTGATCGTGCTAACCCTTACTTCCGTATTTTCCGCGTCGATTCTTTGATGGTTACTGCGTAAGTCTAAAACTTAGTTGTTTTAAAGGGGTCCTTCGGGACCCTTTTTTTTATACGTAAAAAGTGTATAAATAAAGGTATGAATACAATTAACAGGGTTACATACAATGGCACTTACTACAAATAAGAACTTCTTAAGTCCTATAGGATTCCAGCTTAAAATCGATAGTACTCGGTATCCGAACCTAGAATATTTCTGTTCTGGTGTTACATTACCATCACTCGGGGTAAGTGAAGTACAGACTCCGTATGGTTCAATCAATGCATCTGAACCTGGCGACAGGCTAACATTTGGTGATTTGATTATTAAGTTTAATGTTACTGAGGATATGGATAACTATATTGAAACCTATGATTGGATCAGATCTTTAGTTGTTGATGACTATGCCCATAAAGCTGATGCAACGTTAGCAATATTATCTTCGCATAATAACGTCACCCGTGAGGTAAAGTTTGATGGTATATTCCCGGTTGACATATCGGAAATAACGTTTAGTGCAACTGAAACTGAAGTAGCTTACGTAGAAGCTAATGTGACATTCAAGTATACTCAATTCACATTCGTCTAACTATGCACTTAAGTGTGTACTTTTTGATTGATTCGGTATATAATAATATATACTATTAGCTATACTATGGAGAAGTTATGAATAACCTTGAACAAATACTAGAAATGTGGAAGAAAGATGCAGTTATTGAAGAATTGAATCTGGATTCAGCATCTCGAGATTCCGCAAAACTACATTCAAAATACTTAGAAATGCTAAGTGTCAATCGCCTTAGGGTCAAGAAGTTTGAAATGGATTTTAAAGTCCTACTCAAGAACAAGTGGCTATGGTATAACGGGAAAATGACTAAAGCTGAGATGGATGATCTTGGCTGGGGATATGATCCGTTGAAAGGACTTACTGTCTTAAAAGGCGATATGGATCGATTCTATGATGCTGATCCGGATATTCAAGAAGCTCAGGCCAGAATTGATTACCTCAAAGAAGTAAATGATACCCTGAAAGAGATTATAGATAATATCAAATGGCGTCACCAGTCAATTAAAAATGCCATCGATTGGGCTAAATTTACAAGTGGGATGTGATTATGCACAATTTAAAATATTATGTGTTAACGTCAAGTAATCTAGATTCTCTTAAAAGACACACAAGCCCTGAATATAGTAATATCCCTAAAGATCGCGTAGTAGTAATTATCAATACTATGGATATAGTCTATGCAGAAGAAGCATCTGCGTATTGTCAAGAGTCTGGTATAGAATACTATGTTACCGAATCGAACGGCACACCTGGAAGGGGCAAGAATTCTGTACTAGAAAAATTCTTAGAAAGTGATAATGATTATTGTGTTCAAATTGATGGTGATGACTATCTAACTCCGCATGGGGTTTACATGTACGATAACCTCTCAAAAACAGATAATCCGCCTGACGTCATTTGCTTAACACATCAAGTATCTGTGACGTATGATCGAAATGACATTAACGAATATATTCAAAGAACAGGACTCATTCCTGCTAGAAGCGATATTAAACCGAAACCAGCATATTGTTTTCGCATTGATTACGATAAAACTATAAACAATATTAATGACACGAGCAATGATATATCAGAAGAAATTAGAGAAATTAGAGAAATTGTTGTAGCTTATCATGAGCTGCAAAGAAAATATTCTGAAGAGTCTGAGATTCATTGCCGAATTACTTGGTATTCGCGAAAAGCTGCTGTCCACCGTTTTGATGAAGATATATACATAGGAGAAGATACCCTACATTACTTCAAGCTTAAAAATGAACATGTTGAAAGTAGATTAACTTTTATGAATAATGTAGAGATACCACCAACATACATATACGATAAGCGAAATGAAGAAACTGGGACAGTATTTAAATACTCGAAAGGCGGTGCAGATGCAGCTTGGCTAGGAACATATATGTCACGTGCGTATGAGTATGAGAAACAAGGAATCTTACACAATAATAAAGTTCATCAATTGCCACTATTAAAGATAGATTATCCTGCTGATTATATTCCGCAGCTTAGTCTACCAGCCGGTCATGAGACCACAGG